AAGCCAGTGCGCATGGTATCGCCAACAGCATAGGTGAAGTTTGCCGGAATAACGAGCGAATCAATCTGCAACCAACCGAGTCGATTAATCATGCCTCCGATTGTGTACCATTGTGTCTTCTTCATAAATGGCTTAGGCAGTTGGATGTATGGCTTGCCTTTTATCATGGCCGTATCTCCAAGCTTAATCTGCTCCTTTATGATTGTGCGAGTTTCAATCTTCACAACTTCGCTTGCGTTATTAACTTTGACTTCAAGCTGCGCAATTTGCTGCGCTTGTTTGGCTGCATCAGAGCTCGCCTCTGCGATTATCTTCTTCTGTGAAGCAATTAGTACACTGTCCTCATAAATCGTATGTCTGAGACGATAATCGGATTGCACATTGTCTCCGCAAGATTTAAGCAGCAAGAACAGAAGCACAATGATAGTGATCAGATATACTGCCTCATTGCGTACATATCCCATCTTGAATGAGTCGGATAAGTTCTTTTGATGATTCCCAAAATAGTCGTTTATCATTGAGCTCTGTTTGAAGGATTTGAAGTGCAACACATACCGGCATCTCACGCTCTATCACATACCAAGCGGCAACCTTAACAAGTCTTTTGTCCGCTTCCTGGTCTGTCATCATAGCTCGCGAGCTGCTTTTTTTACAAGTGCTTTGATCGCATCATCGAGCTTGTTGACTGATGAGCTGATCATGCCTAACAGTTCTTTCTTATCAACATCATTTGCGACTTGATGCTGCATAAGCATATTGACAAGTCCTGCGATGTTGGTGAGTGGCTGCCTAAGTTCATGGCTCAGCATAAAGCGAAACTCCTCAAGCAAGTTTTTCTGCCGCTCATGCTCATGTGAGCTGATGCTTGTCACATCAACTATTTGAATGCCGACAAAGTGAAGAGTATCATCAATCGCAAAGCAGTTCCAAACATTATATCTATCACTTGCATTTTTTTGTCGTGTGCGAGCATAGACTCTTGATGGCTCAGGCGAATGCTTGCGAGCTCTTTCAATGGCCTGTATAAAATCTTCTTTGTCACCTTCGATACTTATGATGTCAGTGATCTTGCTTGGCTTGATATGGCTAACGTAATTCTTAAACAGCTCGTTGTTAGTGAAGATCTTACCCTCACTATCAGTCACCACGTAAAAGAGATCGATTGACCTTTCTAAGATGAAGAGCGAAGACATGCCGAGAGTTCGCTATAAAGGTTAGACCATGACGACATCGAGCACCATGCCCATTGCGCTGTTAAGTAAATCGTAAAAGTCAAGAGCATTCCCATCACTGGTGCATCCATTGTCGGCTTATACTCGGTGTATTGGGTGCGAGGCTTGATGATTATACTTGCCTCTTGCTCTGGCTTAGCTAAGAATGCAGATGCACTTGGTTGAATGGTATCGCTTGCGTATGAATGTTGCATCGGAATCTGCTGTGGTATTGGCTTATCGGCAGGAAGCTCGAATGTTTGCCCCCATTGATTAGTGCAATATTGCTTGCCAAAGATACTGAATTTTACCATTGATTGATACACTACTTGAGGCTCAAGTTTTATGACATGATAATGCGTATGGATTTTGCAACCCTTACCAAGGATGCAACTCTCATCGAGTGTAGTGATTACTGAGTCTCTGCCGTCATCCATTGTCATTAGCTTTTGGTATGTATCCTGCTGCAACCATTGCAGCCACAACCGCTGCAAGTGTTTCTGTTGTTATTTGCTTAAAGATTAATGCGAAGACAGATCCAAGTATTACCAAGCTGCCAATTGTCGGCCTCCAATACTTTACTAAAATATCGAGCACTTCTCTTGGCTTACTTGGTTTCCTTCTTGTCATGACCCCACATGTGATTGAATACGTATGATGAATTAATTTTTTCAACAAACTGCTCAAAGCTCAAGTCTATCTCATCAAGCATCACAAATGGTTGTGATTTATGCTTGATTAGATAAACTTCGTAGAGCTCTTCCATTATACTATTTTCGTGAAGTATAGTTCTGCTTCTTTTTTTCTTCTTCTTACAAGGCCACGAGATACCTCACCGCCTGCTCTGTTCCACTTAGCGAACTCCGCTGCAATCTTCGGATCGTTTGGGTTAGCTTTTACAAACCTCAACAGCTGCGACTTAGCAAGATTTCCTGCACCAAGGTTGTAGCAGAAACTTACAAGCGCATCGAATTGATTCTGGTTGACCTTGGTTGTGTTAAGCAGTCCGATAACACTTTGCTCAAACTCCTTTACATGATCCTTATGCAGCTGCTTGGCTTGTTGCAAAGTTATTGTTTGCCCAAGCTTTACCTTGCTGCCATCTGCGTAGTAGGTTGCGCCGTAGCCAATTGTGGGCACTCCTGCTTGACAAAGGTATGAGGTAAGGCGCAAGCCCTCAAACTCCTGAATGAGGCGCAGGCCGTTATCAGATACCTTCATATTGTATAGATTGCAGTAAGGTATATGTATCCACTATAATCAGCTCCACCAGTTCCAATGCTGTTAATATTTATAACAGCTTTTAAAGAATCGTGATAAATAGATTTATTAAATGTATTTGGATTGGTTTCAGATATTGTTAATTGGAAGCTATGATTATCATCTGTAAAATTGTTTACTTTTTGTGGAAAGTCAATTTCTAACTGCCCATTTTGATCAGCACCTGAGCCAGTTGCTTCAAGTGTAAAATCTATTTTACAACCATAATGAATTGTGTCTCCAATTTTAGTCCATACACCTTCATTAGCTTCAGTAAATAAAAATCCACTTGCAAAAGTTAATGTAGATGTAAATGTTCCACTGCTCACAATGTTGCCCACTTCAATCTGCTTGGATGTTCCTTGAGGGGATTGCGATGTGTCGCTGACATCGACAATATATAGTAAGTCATCACTTGCCGCTGTTCCTAAAACAGCTAAGTCTGTTATTTTAATTCCTGCCATGATGTTAGTTGTTTAGAATGTAATTAACTGCTTTTGTTGAGTTGGTGAACTTGATGCCATTAAACGTGAACTGATTCACGTTGATAAGGAACACGCCCACATTAGTTCCTAAGTGCAAGGTGTTCTCATCAACTACCTCGCATAGTTCCACATTGGATGCAATCGCACCTAATACCGATGTGTAGAAGGTTATGTATCCACCTTCAAGAGTTATGTCTATCATATAATTGTCATTGATATAAGTGAGATTAAAGACGAATCGGATGCAGAGCTGTTTTGCACTGCTCCAATGATGTACTGGTCAACAGTCCAATTTACTGCGTTTGCAGCAAAACCACTATTTGCAAAATCTGTTGCAAGGGATGTTGATCCTGTTAGCATCTCGGTATTTGTAGTTGCATTTTTGACCGCTGCCGTTCTTATCATTTGCTGCCCAATTGCTTGTACTGCACCACCCACATAAGTACCTAACAAGATTGGTGTGCCGCTTAAGTTGTTAGTTGTGTTGGCATACAATCGAATAGTATACGATTGATTTGCTCCAGTCTTACGGCCTCTCAACTTAAACTCAAGCACATTGCCTGCGACAATTGTGTTTGCAGGTACAAGAACTGATGAGCTGAAAGTGTTTGCAATTCCACTTGATGCAGATCCATCGGTAGTATTCTTGTAGACTCCCAATGATGCAATTGAGATATTGCCACTACCAAGCAATGAAGTCGAGTTGATTGTCTTGATGTTTGTGCCGCTTACCAGTGCATCCTGCTTGGCTGCAAAGGTTGTGAAATCTGTCGCTGCAAGATAGCCATCAACAGATGCTGTTGCTTTGGCGATGGCAATTGTTCTGTCTGCGCTTAAGTTTCCTCCGCCTGTTAGTGGCGCAGTAGTACCAATGCTGCGAGTTGTTGCAACAGGAGTGTATCCAAGTGCAGTCGCAATGGTCTTGTTCTTCCAAAGCTGCGTTGAGCTCTCGTAAATAAGAGCATCGTTATTAGCAGGAGAACTGATATACACGTTATGCAATTCATCAAGCTCCCACCCGTTCATCACCTTGACATAGATTGCCCCTTGGCTTGCGTGAGAATACTCAACGTATCCCATCACCACAATGTGCCCTGTTGCTCCTGTCGGTTTTATGTTGGTCAATCTTCCTGCCGTTGTTGGTGACAAGTAAAGCACATCGCCATCTGCCCACGTTTCACCTTGCAGTGATCCTGTGGTGTTGATATCCAACAAATGCCCAACAGTCATGATGAAACCTTCTTGATTAGTTGCAATTGTTTCAACTACAAGGCCAATTGTATCAGCACTATTGTTGTCATTGTTTGCTTGAGCCAATTCAACTGCCAATCTTTGCCCTGCCGCACCGCTAACTCTTACCGCTTGATATGCTGCCTTCGTTAATGTCGTGTTAGGTGTCACCTTGTTAACTATTCGAGCAACAAGATCAACTCCGTTTTTCAAAATTACATTGCCGCCCTTGAGCAAGGTCTGTGAACTGCCGATTGTATTGTTCCACTCTGTTGCACCAACAACGAAGCCTGCCCCTGATGGTGAAACATTGAGCGCAATATGGTCGGCTGTTACATTGTGAGTCCCCATATCCAAGTCGGCAGTCGCTCCAGTGTAAGGAACGAATCCTGTCACCACCGGAATGGTTGGGAATGGTGTTGGTGTTCCTAAGCCATCCAAGTAGTCTGTGCTCAATCCTGTTGGCACATTGAACTTCCCATCGAAGGTGTTCCAATCTGTGCTGCTTAGATATCCGTCAGTGCTGCCATCTGCTTGGCTGATGCTGATGTCTGGCGTTGCTCCTCCGCTTGATGCGATTGGTGCTGTTGCTGTTACATCTTCCACAATTGTACTCGGTATATCTGCCGTAGTAGCAATGGTGTAATTGCCTGTTGTTTTATTAGGAAATTCTAATTGTACATTCGCATTTGTAATATTGTTAATTGATAGAATGCCTGCACTTGATCCGTCTGATAATGTCAATTGACCATTTGTACCAACAAAAATTTCAGCGTATGCGCCTGTCACAGAATTATATGCTGATATAGTTTGTGATGAAACTTGACCAACAAAATCATTTGCACCTTGAACAATTAAATCATTCGTTGTTGTATTGCCTACATCAGTAACATCTTGAAGACTTGAAACAGATGCTGTTACAACCGCCCAAACAGCTGCGCCGATTGTATCATCAGAGCAAAGGTAAACAGTGCCATCATCCAAGCTCCATCGTGAACCGACTACAAAGCCCTTAGTGCTGTCATCAGTTACTTGAGGAACAAAGGTGAAGTTGTGCGTCACATCGCGAATGGTGAACCCATCTTGCTGCATGTAGTACAACCGCCCTGCTTCCCATTTCAGTTCATAACTTATTGAGCATATTTGCGCTGTGCCCTTTGCTCCTCCATTGCCTGCATCGGTTGTACCTTTACGGAAGAATGCGCCGTTGTCAAAGTAAAGCCCTGCATTTGCAATGAAATCAATGTCGTTGGTTGTGCTGTTGCCGAGATCAGTGACCTCTTGTAATGTTCCCACTGCACCGCCTCCGCCTGGCACATTTACCTCAACCACTCCAGGTGATGTCAGCGAAGCCGTCACTC